CCTCATCCGAAACCCCGTCAAGCACAACAACATCCCCGCCTCTTGGCGACGCAACCCCAAGATGGCCTTTCCCGACTTTGGAGCATCTACGCAGCCTTACACCGCCAAACCATATACCCCTCAGCGACCGAAACCCAACGTCCCCCAGCAAAGCTGGTTTTCGGCAATCACTTGACGAAGTAGGAGATGCACCGTGGTAAGAAACCCAAAAACTCTCAGAGACATCATCACAGATGGACTAGGAACAACCCCTGAAGAAGAGGAAGCTTGGAGAATGAAAGCAAATGACATGCAGGTTGGGGGCACCCACTATAAAGATATGGGCGTGCAGCCGTGGGAAGTGATGGAAGCAATCCTCACCCGTGAAGAGTGGATCGGGTTTTTGAAAGGTAACATTGTTAAATATTCTATGCGCCAAGGTCGGAAGGATTCAGACGACACCAACAAGTGCTTGCACTACGTCAAGAAACTGAACGAAGTGCTGGGGGATAAGTAATGGCACGGACACCGGAGGGTCGGGTAAAAGATTCAGTACAAAAACTTCTCAAGGAGTTGGAGGTTTATTACTTCACACCAGTGACGGGTGGGTATGGTCGGTCAGGGGTGCCGGATCTGGTGTGTTGTGTGGATGGTATGTTCTTAGCAATCGAGTGCAAGGCGGGAGACAACAAACCCACACCGCTCCAGTATCGAGAGATGGATCTGATTCGTGTCGCAAAGGGCGTAGCGATGGTCGTGAGAGAAAACAATGTTGAGGAAGTACGCCTCGTCATTCGTCAAATGAGGAAGGAAAAATATGCAGCTAGTAACATTGGACCTTGAGACTTTCTACGACAGAGATTTCAGTCTCTCCAAAATAACAACTGAAGAGTATGTTCGTTCACATCTTTTTGAGACGATTGGGATAGCCATCAAGATTGAGGATGAGGAGACGGTCTGGTACCCGCAGCCTGAGGTAGCGCAAGCATTGGCTTCCATAAACTGGTCTGAGTGTGCAGTGCTAGCTCAGAACACGATGTTTGATGGTGCGATCCTACGATGGAAGTACGGCATCAACCCCGCTGCATGGCTAGACACCATGGGCATGTCCCGCGCTTTATTCCCCCACGAGAAAAGCCATAGCCTCAAGGCACAAGCTGCGCGGGCTGGGGTCGGCGTCAAGGGCGACGAGGTCGTTAATGCACTGGGTAAGCGGTTCAAGGACTTCGATGTGGAGTCTCTCGCTCGGTATGCGTCGTATTGCATGAATGACGTCGATCTAACCCACAGGCTCTTTAAGCGTTACGTAAATCTAGGCTTCCCTCGAATCGAGTTGCGGCTCATCGACCTGACGCTGCGGATGTTTATTGACCCCGTGCTGGAGCTGGACCGAGAGTTGCTGAAAGAGCACCTGCAGGATGTCTTGGCTAAGAAGGAAGCGTTACTGAGTAAGCTCAGTGCGGACGATAAGGCTAGGCTGATGAGTAATCCACAGCTTGCGGACATGCTGCGAGAGCATGGTGTAGAGCCTCCGATGAAGATCAGCCCGACGACAGGCAAGGAGACCTACGCATTCGCTAAGACAGACGAGGCGTTCAAGGCTCTCCTTGAGCACGAGGATTTGGAGGTGCAAGCGGTCGTCGCTGCACGGCTGGGTGTGAAGAGCACGCTCGAAGAGACGAGGACTCAGCGGTTTATCGATATGTCTTACCGTGGAGCGTTCCCGGTGCCGTTGAGGTATTACGGTGCCCACTCGGGTCGGTGGTCTGGTCAGGACAACATCAACCTGCAGAACCTCCCGTCACGCACAGCGAACGCAGGAAAACTCAAGAAGGCGATCAAAGCTCCACCCGGGCACATCGTAATCGATTCAGACTCGTCGCAGATTGAAGCACGAACACTGGCGTGGTTAGCTGGACAGGATGATCTGGTTGCGGCATTCGAGCGTAAAGAAGATGTCTACAAGATCATGGCATCACACATCTATGGCGTAGCACCGGATCAGATTACGAAAGAGCAGAGGTTCATCGGTAAGACCACAGTGCTTGGCTGCGGGTACGGTGTAGGACATGCCAAGATGAAGCTATTTCTCAAGACCGGTGCAGGCGTAGACGTCAGCGAAGCGGAAGCTAAGCGCATAGTGGATACTTACCGCAGGACTTACTACCGGATACCGGAGTTGTGGAAGTCGTCGGACACGGCTCTCGCTATGCTTGCTGCGGGTATGCAGCACGTTGTGGATACTAGAGGCATCATACGGGTTGAGCCGGGTAAGGGGTTGACGCTGCCTAACGGGCTACACATACAGTATCCGGGTCTGCGGCAGGATGCAGAGGGTCGGTGGGCTTACGATTCCAGAGGCAAGTGGGTGGATGTGTATGGGGGCAAGTGTGTAGAGAACTACACCCAAGCAATCGCCCGCTGCGTCATCGCAGAACAGATGTTAAGGATAGCCAAAAGATATAAGGTGGTTCTTACGGTTCATGACGCGGTAGCATGTATCGCTCCCGAGGCTGAGCGTGAGGAAGCTATGCGGTACGTAGAGGCGTGTATGTGGTGGCGACCGTCGTGGGCATCCGGGTTGCCCCTTGCATGTGAGGCGGGTTGGGGTGCATCATACGGGGATTGCTAAAAGAACGACGACATGCTCACACACTCGCACTCCTCGATCAAAGACTTCCAAGGCTGTGCCCGCAGGTACCACCAAGTCAAGATCCTCAAGCGCTTCAAGTCTCAGCCCACTGAGGCAACGACGTACGGCAACCTCGTGCATGAGGCGTTTGAGAAGTATCTGATGGAGGACACGCCGCTGCCTGAGCACTTGAGTAAGCACCAGCCTGTGCTGGACAAGATAAAGTCTATGCCGGGTGATCGGCACTGTGAGCTGAAGCTCGGGATGCGGCAGGACTTCACGCCGTGTGGGTTCTTTGATAGCGATGTGTGGTTCCGGGGTATCCCTGACCTGCTGATTGTGAACGGTACGACGGCTTGGGTGGGAGACTGGAAGACCGGAAAGAGCAGCCGATATGCCGACACATCGCAGCTTGAGTTGATGGCTGCTATGGCAATGACACACTTCCCCGAGGTGCAGAAGGTCAAGGGCATGCTGTTCTTCATCGTGCCTAACGATGTCATCCTCTCCTTTCACAAACGTGACCAACTGCCTGAGATTTTGTCCAAGTGGGCGGGCCATGCGTCTGTGATCGAAGCGCACCTCAAGAACGACGTCTGGAACGCCAGCCCGAGCGGACTGTGTAAGTTCTGCCCCGTATCCCAAGAAGTCTGTGAACATAGGTGACCTATGCCGCGCAACTACCGCAATGAGTATGACGCCTACCAAAGCTCTCCTGAGCAGCGTGCCAAACGATCCGAGCGGAACAAAGCCCGTCGGATGATGATGAAGGAAGGCAAGGTTACGAAGGGCGACGGTATGGACGTACACCACGAGAAGCCCATGGCGAAGGGCGGCAAGACCGCTGCCGGTAACCTCAAGGTCGTGCCAAAAAGTAAGAACCGAAGCTTCCCGCGAACCAAAACCGCTGGGATGAAATGAAACGCTTGACGAGCGCAGGGTAGGTAGGTATCTTCGAGGGGTCCGGTTCTCCTCCTCCCGGACTCTCTCCTTTGTGTGATGCTTGCAGGGTGGTTGGTACCACCCTGCTTTTTTCTCCGCCGAGTGCAGACCGCACCTCGGCTATTTTCAATTGGGAGTGCCTGTGCAGATCATAGATAACAAAGCATTACTCATCACAACTAAGAAGTATGACCAGATAATCAATCTGATTCCAAAGAGCAAGCTGATTGACCAGCAGGGAGAAGTTGGAAGGGTGTTGGTGCACTGGGGGTTTGACGAGGCGCGGCTGCTGCGCAATCTTAAGATTAGGAACGTCCCGTCGCCCATCCTCAAGAACTACACATGGCCCGGGGTCTACACACCGTTTGACCACCAGAAGACAACCGCTGCGTTCCTCGCGGGGCACTCTCGCTGCTTCTGTTTAAGTGATGCAGGCACAGGTAAGACCAGTGCTGCGGCGTGGGCTGCAGACTATCTGATGAACGTGCGGCAGATCAAGCGCGTGTTGGTGGTATGTCCGGTATCTATTATGGATACGGCGTGGAAGGCGGACCTGTTTCGCACAGTCATGCACCGCACGGTGGGTATCGCAACGGGTTCGCGGGAGACGCGCAGGCGCATCATCGAGGGGGACTATGAGTTCGTCATCATAAACTTTGATGGGGTTAAGGTTGTCAACAAGGAGTTAGAGCAGGCGGCGTTCGACCTGATCATCGTCGATGAATGTACCGCTGTGCAGAACGTCTCTACAGATCGCTGGAAGAGCCTCGCCAACCTCATCAAACCTACGACACGCCTTTGGATGATGACGGGTACCCCTGCAGCACAGTCTCCGGTGCATGCTTACGGTCTGGCTAAGCTGGTCAATCCGAGTGGGGTACCACGGTTCTTTGGAGCATTTCGGGACATGGTGATGTACAAGGCCACCCAGTTCAAGTGGCTACCCAAAGCTAATGCCGCAGAGACTGTACACAAAGTTCTGCAGCCTGCGATCAGGTTCACCAAGGAAGAGTGTCTAGACCTCCCCGACCTG